CCAGCGGCGGGTAATATTACAGTGAGTTTGGACATCACTTAATTGTACTACATCTTTTGAAACTTTTCAAGTGCAAAACCTTTGGAATCGTAGCAGTGAAGATATTCCGAATTGTTTGAAAATTTTATTGTGCCTTGTCCCCAAACAACATCGTGATCATGATAAGAGAATGGTTTAGGTATGGTAACATCTATGTATTGTCCGTTACCAACTCCTAGTGTTAAGAAAGTAACATACTTGCCTTTGTCACCTCGAAAAACTCTGCCGTTGGCAATCATACCAGCAAATTCAATCTTGTCCATGTAAAGTTCTTTGACATACATACCCGGCATAAAATCCTTTGTTGACCACCAACCATACTTTCTATATTGAAACTGTGGAGTGTCCCAACTATCTGATTTTGAAGGAGTCACTACATGAATGCCAACACGTTTTGCTTCTGTTCTGTATACCCAACGCCTATATGAACCATGACAGTGTTTTAAACAAGCCTCCCAAAACTTTTTAGGATTGTGTGCTTTTTGATAGGCTAATGCCCAAATTAATCTTCCAAGATTTACTGCGTGTGCTCTGCACAATCCAAATCCTGATAGACTTTGTAACATTTCTATTATGGCATTTTTCTTAGGATGGTTACCCAATCTAGTTGTAAATTCAAATATTTTTTCTTCGTTCTTTTTAGCAAATGCTCTACGATACATGTCTGCTTCGTACTTGTCTATTTTTAAAACTTCTGATATTCGATCAATAGCATCGTCCTCATACACAATTGTGTCTTCCATTTTTTCTTGACTCCAATCATGAAACATGGTTGCTTTCTTTCTACCTGATACCGCTACGGGTCTTATCAGTGCAGTTGCAAACACACAGTCTTGCATTGACTTTGGTTGTATGGCTCTAAACAATCTTCGCATGGCAGGTGATTCTGCTTGTGTTACACCCAACACATCTCCTCTGCATAATAAATCAGATGTTGCTTTGTCTTCTGTAGGGTAATCTGTGAGTCTTGTCACAGGATCCACTTCTAGTAACTGACTCAGTCCTCGATTGGCCAATATGTCAACTTTTAGGTGTTCTAGATCTTCAACTTCATTTTTGTCCAGCAGTATTTGATTTTCTGCTGTGAATAAACTTTTTGGTAACTGTCTTCCAAACATTAATATGCCTCCGCAATGTTTTGATATACATCTTTTCTTGCCCATTAGTTTGCGTTCAATCCTTTTTGCTTCTACTGGATCAACGCCAACCGATTCGTATGTGAACCTGCGAGGGAGTCTACCTTTTGCACCCAAACGTTTGGCCGCTTCACGCTTGGCCGACTTATCCTTGAATAGCACGTAGTTTGATATACGAGCCGAGCGTCCGGGCCACTGTTTGAATATTCTGTTCATGACTTCTTCCTGACGATGATGGGGGAAATCAATATCAACATCAGGTAGGTCATCTCTGGTAGGATTTAAGAATCGTGCAATGGGTATGCCCCACTTCACAGGATCCACATCTGTGATGCCAAGTAGGTAACAGACCAAAGACGAACCAGCACTGCCACGAGTCATATGGGTGATATCTCTCGTAATTGCTAGTATGTCACATATTTGGATGAAGTAGTCTACGAAACGTAGTTTAAGGATGATGCGAGTTTCATCAGCGAGCCTTTGCGTGTATTCTTCTGTGCCTGGGCATTGCCTAATAAATCTATCGTACAGCCTAGTTATATCGTTTAGTTCCTTGTCTTTTTTCATGCCTATTTTTTGTTTGCCTGTTATTGCCTTGAGCAATATTAATTATCAAACTTTGAAATTATAGTGGGGTTTTTTGGTGTTGTCTTAATTTGCTTTTTGGCACCTTAAGGTCACGTTGATCACAAGCAGGCTTGATAACACAGTCGTCACAACCGGGAGAACTTGATCTGCAAACTAATTTGGCATGGGTTATCAACCACATATGTGCACCGTATTTGTATTTGTCTGGTGTTGTGTTGTTTACTGTAATGCTGGCTTTTGCTTCATTTAAATTATCCGCCCAACCTAATCTCCACAGCAATCTAAAAACATGAGTGTCTACTGCAATATGAGGTTGTCCCCAAACAAATCTCATAACAATATCAGAACTTTTCCTACCCACACCCGGTAGTGTCATTAATTCTTTTTGTGTTTGTGGCACTCGTCCATTGAATTTTTCTAACAGCATTTTGCTTGTAGCAAGTATATTTTTTGATTTAGCATTGTGTAATCCTGCAGGTCGTATTGCTTCAATCACTTCTTCTCTGGTAAGTTTTATCATATCTTCAGGACTGTCTGCTAGAGTAAAAAGTTGTCTACAGGCCATAGCAGTTCTTTTGTCTTGGCTTTGTGCTGAAAGCATAACTCCAATTAGACTGGTGTATGCTTTTGAATATATTTTTGCTTTAGGTTTACGATTAGAGTATTGAGGATATGTTTTGCTTAATTTTTCGTAAATGAAGTCGATATCATTACTGTTCTTCATCTGAGTGTAGTTCATTTAGTAGTTGTCTCAGTTTACCACCTTCTACAGTTGCTTTTACTTTTCCAATATTATCTCCTTTTGTTGGATCAGGTATTGCGTTCTTATCAGGTGACACTTTGCTTTTTTGTTTTAGTGAATCGTAGATAGTAGATGATTGTTTTTTAAATTGTTGATATTCTTGATCCTCTGCTAAATCTCTTATTCTTAAAGTATCAATATCAAACTCCAAATCAATTTTTTGTCCAACACCGCTTGAACTTCTTGTTTTCATAAACTGTATTTGATATCTACCACGTTCTTTCATTGCTCTTGATGTGAATATACCAAACACGTTATCTGCTGTTTGCACTTTGGACAATCCACCTGCTATGTGCGAATGATCAAATTCAATTTCTTCAACACTGGCCCTGTTTAACTGTGATGCTGTACACATCAACAAGTTTTTTTCTGTTGCTAAATTCCTAAGTTCTTCAGATACATATTTGTCTTTTATAAACAAATCCGCTGGACTTATTCTTTTTGACTTTGGCATCATAAGATCCAAATAGTCTATCAAAATACAATCAATTTTCTTTTTAGTTTTTAGTTCTAACTCTTTTATGTAAGACTTAATATCTAAAACTGTGTTACCACTTGGCAAATATTTTATTTGTAGGTTTCCTGATTTTTTAGCCAACATCTTGACTTTCATTTCTACATTTTCTATTTCGGGAAATACTTTTCGAGTTGGTATGCCTGTAATCATTGCATCCATTCTCATCGCAACAAGTTGTTCACTTAATTCAAAACTTACATAGCAAGTATTCAAACCAGCGGTTGCCCAATTTATAGCAAGATTCTGTAAGAACAAACTTTTACCAGCACCTGATCCGCCTGCAAAAATGTTTAGTTCACCTCGGTTAAATCCACCGAACAGTTTCTTGTCCAAATTGGCCCAACCTGTGCTGATCTGACCATTGGAGTTTTTTAAGTTCTCCAATCTACCTTTTGGATCTTCAAAGTAGTCTGTACCCATATCACGAGTCAATCCAATATTGACTGCGTCTTTGACCTTGTCTTCAACAGGAGCATAGTCGCCTTTTTCAAGCAAGTCTGCTGATTCAAGTATTGCACGTTCAAGTGCCTTGTGTCGGGAAAATGTTTCAAACTCATCCAGTAACCAAGCAAAGTGACTTGGATCTAGATCTTTTGCTGTTTTTAATTTTGTGTCAAACTTTGCGTTAACCTGTTCTACTTCAGGCAACACTTTGTATTCTTCTGAATAGTCTTTAATAAAACTTGCAATAGGTTGTAGTTTCCTATCAAAGGATTTTGGATCAAATATATTTTGTGCCCTAGCATATGATTCAGCATCTGCTAGAAGCATTTCTAAATAAAGTTTTTGTACATCAAAAGTATATTCAGCCATTACTTAAATAATTTTTTAAATTTGTCTATAGACTTTTGCAGAGGCATATAAACTTTTTCCACAAAGATTATGTGTTCTGAAAGTCTCGAATCTAAGTCATCAATCTGCTTAGAAACTTTTTTAACGTTCTTTTTTATCTCCTGTAAGTCTTTTTCTATATCAGCCATAAATTTTCCTATTCAAATCAATTTTTAGTTTGCTTGATTCTGCTGTTTTCAATATTGATTGTATTGTAAACAGTCTTCCATATTTTAGCACAGCGTCAGCCACATCAGCAACCGAATCGTGCCATTTTGGAAAAGCAACGCTCCAACCAAATTCTATTGCTTGATCTATAAGTTTTTGTCCTGGCTGATCTCTGTCTGGTACCACAATCACTTTGCGATTTAATCCTTCTATCAACTCTCGCTGTATGTCATTTATCTCCGAACCTAGTATGCTAACACCAGAAACGGTTATAGCATCAAATGGGCCTTCTGTTACCAAAACAAATTTTCTTGTCCAGTCCTGTACGTCCATATTGAACACATAGCCTGGTTGTACATCGGTAAAGTATTTTGCCTTGTCAGTTTGTTCAAAAATTCTACCTGTACATCCAACTATGTCGCCTCTCCAATAAAAAGGAATAATCAATCTTTTGTCAAAGTCAAATTTAAAGTCTGTAGAATACATAAAATCATACCACGATGGTTCAATACCTCTTGATCGTAGATAGTTTAATATTGAATCAATTTTTTTATATTGTGTGTCCGTTAATTTTTTGTTTACATACTTTTCTAACCAAACTTCTAATTTTTCAGTGCCTTTGGGTAGATCCTTTTTCTTAAATGTAACAAATTTTTTTCTTTCAAATTTAGTATCTGACTCTTCATGACGCATTGCTTCTATGGCAAGTTTTCGTATTGTGTCATCTGCTATACCCAACCAACTCATGAGTTGTCTAAGTTTTGCTGACAATCGTCTTCCTATTACATAACTTGCTTTATATCCACAGTTGAAACAGTGATATGATAGAGTACCATCAGCAGTTGTCATTATACCGCCACGTTTCCTTTTGTCTGCCGATTCGCCATTATGGACACAGCAAGGAGCATTGAAAGAAGTCCAACCAGACGGAGTTTTTTTACGTCCAGAAGGCAACGATGTAAGGATAGTAGATTGGATCAGGTTCATCCTTTTATTTTACTGTCTGTATAGGATTTTGTCAATGGTACCAGTATTATCAGTTGCATTGTCCCAACTGAACTTGACTAATTGGTAAACACCATTGAAGTTGTAGTATTTTACGCCTGTGCTTGGTAAATCTGTAATTGTTTGAACCACAAAGAAATCTGTTTCTGTAGGACTTGTTGCCATTGTGCCTAACACTTTTAGTGTGCCTGAAAAACCATTTGTGTACACAGCAATTGTGTGTAGTGCATCGTTGTTGTTCTGTCCTGGAAATGCCTGTATTGTATCGTTTGATGTAAACTTCAAAGGATATGGATTATTGGTTGTTTTGCCAGTGAATGAGTCCACAGTTTGGCTAGGTACAAATGTTGGAAATCCACCATCTAATACTTCAACTGATCCAGCGGAGTTATATCCTGTGTCCGCATAAGTGACTTGAAAACTTGTAGAAGATCCATCTGTAAGCACTTCTCTAACAGAGTAATTGTAAAACTTGCCATCAAGTTGTAATAAGTCACCGTCTGTAATTGTGACTGAAGCGGTGCCTCTAGTTGAAAACGTTGACCCATCGTCTAAAATCGTTAAATTACGTGTTAAAACTGCTTTTCCGCTTTCGTTGTCAATGACTGCAAATTCAAATGTTTTGCTTGTGACGTCTTGGGCCTTTTGGTCCTCGTTCTTAAACGTGAAAGTGATAGGATTTGAAACTCCTCTGAATATCTTTAATCTTCTGTCGTACACCTTAGAATTTCTCCCGTGATAACCATTTATATAGGCTATTACCAAATTTGTAAGTAAATACCTCGATACTGTTTGCATATAGCATATTTAACAGTATTTATTGAATAGCATGAACGAAGTTTTTGAAACATTAGGGAAGAAATTTCCTTTTTTATCACTGATACGCAAGGGAGACCTTGAGTTTGTTGGAATCATTTCTAACCAAGATAATCAAGTTACCAGTTTCTATGATTATGGAAGAATAATGATGCCGGAAGACAAAATGAAATATCTTAAACTTGGTGAAACTTGGTGGTGGGAGTCCAATAGGAAAATACCAATAAACATATTCCTTAAAGGTGATTGGGCCTACTTCAAAAACACTTTGGTAAGTTTATCAACTAAAGATATTCAAATTGCACATGGTCCTTGTGTAAGACTTTCTGATATTGCAAAGAAGAGAGTAAAAAGACGAACCATTCAATTAGTTAGAAGACCTATTTAATATACGTCAAAAAAAAAGCACGGTGTCCACCATGCCATCTTATCTTAATATTCTTTTTTGCCCAAATATTTTGCCATTCGGGAAAACACGTTTGCACCCATTCTTTATCCCATTCAGGATCAACCTTTGCTTTCAAAGGCTTTTTTGTTTTCTTAACATGCTCTAGATGTTTGCATAATTCCACTCCGAATGACCAATCGGTGGGTAGTTCTACTATTGCTGGTTTGATTTTTTTAGTGAGTTTTCGTTTCCTGTTGTACACTAAAAGTATATTTATCATTCTTGATCAGATTCATCTGCACCACAATGGCTTGTGCATATGCCACAGCGTGTGATTTCTTAAAAAAATAACTGCCGTCTTTGGGTTTTATCCAAACTTCCTGCATTATGTCTTTCCAATACTTGTTGACAAGATGCCTTTTTGCTGGCCTTATTATTGCCAACACAGCCGCAAGTTGTTCTATAGTTTTTGGAAGTAGTTTGGACACTATACTGAAGTGTCCATTCAAATGAAAAAGTTCGTCCACTATTTTTTTGTCTTGTAACATAGTCCAGTCTGGTTCCTGTATCATTAATTTTACAAGTTCTTCTTCTGATTTAATATCTTTGTAGATGCTGACATTCAAGCAGTCTATTTTAAAATATCCTCTGTCTTCCGCTTTTTTGTAATCAATACTTGCGTGACCAGTTACAGGATCAGTTGGTATGTCATGGAAGTAAACGCCTGTTTTGTGTTTTTCAATTGTTTCTTCTTTAATGATAGAAGC